CTGTGCTGGACCTGTGGGATAGGCATTTGAGGCAGCTTGGCTTTCCGGCGTTACCCAATGTTCGCAGCTACATCATACCTGACGAAGGCCATGAGCTTGTGTCCTACGACTATTGTCTTAGCCCAGATACCGAGTTTTTAACTTCTGAAGGCTTTAAACTCTTTGATGACATCTCACATGACGCTTTACTAGCATACTGGGACACCGGAGTAATAGGCTTTGAGAGCCCATTACGCAGAATCGACAAGTTACATACTGGCGAAATGATTCAAGTAACTGGTAAGAAATCACTTGAAATGCTTGGTACACCTGACCATCGTATGGTGCTGCTAGACTGTACAAAAACACCGAGCACCGCGCATAAAGTGGAGCTTAAAGACGTGCCCTTTAGGCGAAAAGGCTATAAGTTTCTGCCACAAGCAGGTTTTTTTGATAACATAGCGCCTTTGAGCGATGCGGCCATATGCTTGGTAGCTGCAATACAGGCTGATGGCAAGATTACAACACAAAGTACCAAGCGTATCGTGTTTAAGTTTTCAAAACAACGAAAAATAGACCGGCTCTGCTCAGCACTTGTGTCTTTAGGAATTGAGTTCAAGACAAAGTTATATCGGTATGCCTACGACAGCTCACCATTTACTTGGATTATATTTTATGCGCCTGACTGGGTGTTTAGCTATATAAGTTTAGCTACAAAGCTATTCACTAGAGAAATATTAAGGATGCCGGCTAGCTTTTTAACCGAAATTACCTATTGGGACGGTGCAAGGCAAAAAGTAGCTTCAAGCAAAAACAATGGAACAAGCGCCCAATATTTTTCAGTATACCGCCAAAATGCAGAGCTTATTCAAGAGCTAGCGGTTCTGCGCAACAGGCACTCCGTGCTTAGTTTTAAGCATGACCCAAGTAGTTTTAACAAAGCTGGGTATTACTCAGTATGCATCCACAAGCTAGCGGGCTCGTATACTAAAACACAAGTGGTAACTAAAGCGGCGTACGCAGGCAGGGTAGTTTGTTTTGAAATGCCTCATGGCACATTGATAGCACGGCGCAATGGTAAGCCGTTTGTTACTGGGAACTGTGCCCAAGAGCTGCGTGTGTTAGCGCACTATGAAAATGATATGCTGCTCAAAGCGTACCAAGAAGACCCTACGCAAGACTTGCATCAATATGCGGCTGACTTGATAGCTCGGCAGCTAGGCATTCCGTTTAAGCGCAAACAAGCAAAGACGTGTGCTTTCGCAATTTTGTATGGAAGTGGCTTGGCTACATTGGCCGCTCAGCTCGGTTCCACGGTAGAAGAGGCGGGGCAGATTAAGGGCGCATACCTAACAGCATTGCCCGGAGTTAAGGGGCTAATCGATTCTCTAAAGCACCGAGCATCAATTAACAAGCCCATCAGAACCTGGGGCGGTCGATTGTATTATGTAGAGCCGCCCCGTATAATTGACGGTAAACGGCGTACTTTCGACTTTAAGCTCTTGAATTACCTTTGTCAAGGCGGCAGCGCAGATATTACCAAAGAGGCTATCATAAATTATGACGAAAGTCGGGTACATGGTCGGCTGATCTTAACCGTGCATGACCAAATTGTAATCACAGTGCCAAAAGAGCATTGGTTGACAGAGGCTAAGATTCTGCAAGAGAGCATGGAGTCAGTTAGGCTTGACGCTCGGCTTATCACAGATGGCTCACACGGGCCTGATCTGCACAACGTGGAGGACTTTGTATGCGAGTAACAGCATCTGAACAGCCTAAGCAAGTCTGCTGGGATTGCGGAGTGAGATACGGCACCGCGTTCCGTGATGGCGTGTCCTCATACTGGAAAGGTCGGTGTGGCGTATGCCACCAAGACAAGTCCGTTACCGAGCCCCGGGACTTTGGCTACTTGAACCGGGACTGGAAACACTATGCTGGAAAGTGAAGTAGAATCCGCGTTTGTGCGAAAGCTGAAGCGTGAGCTAGGCCTGACCTCCGCTAAGCTGAAGGCTATTGCAAACGCAGGATGGCCCGACAGGATGATACCACTGCCCAACGGCAAGGTTGTGTTCGTTGAGCTCAAAGCACCAGGTAAAGAGCGCAACTTGTCCGAGCACCAGAAGGCTGTTATATCCACTCTACGAGGCTACGGCATCCCAGTACTAGTTTCATCGAGCGCTAAGGAAGCAATTGAATTTGTCATGAGGAACATGCAAAATGGACTTTAAGTTACCCGAGCCGTACACGCCTCATGACTACCAGAGAGAGGCCATTCAGCATCTACTGTCTACTCCGCATGCCGGCTTGTTCCTAAGACCCGGGCGCGGAAAGACATCCTCTACACTAGCGGCGTTCAAGATGCTTAACGCTAAGGGCCTGAGCAAAGCAGTCTTGATTGTTGCCCCGCTGCGAGTAGTCAAATTCACGTGGCGGCAAGAGGCTGAGAAATGGCTGGACTTCGAGCATTTCAAATTCGTCACGCTGCATGGTCCCAAGAAAGACGATCTGCTAAAAGAGAAGGCAGACGTCTACCTTATAAATTTCGAGGGCTTATTATGGCTGCTCCCAAAGCTCAAGACCATGGCAGTGTGGCCATTTGACATGATGGTCATTGACGAAAGTACAAAACTTAAGGCCTATGATTCCAAGCGCTTCAAGTTGCTGAAGCCTCTGCTGTCTAAGTTCAAGCGGAGAGTAATTCTAACAGGCACACCGTCGCCCAACTCGTTGATGGACCTGTTCGCCCAATGCTATATCATGGACTGCGGCCAGGCCCTGACGAAGTACATCACTCATTTTCGGAACGCGTTCTTTACATTGGATACAAGCAAAACTAAACCAGGCGAGCCGCCTAATGCTTGGGCCTATGTGCCTAAGCCCCAGGCCAGTGAGCAGATACAAGAGCGCATCAAGCACTTAGTATACACTAGCGATGGGCCTGAGTGGGCTGAAGGTCAGGAGCCGCTGATAAATGATATTCTAGTAGAGCTACCGTCCGCCGTGCGTAAGCAGTACAAAAGCATGGAACGCATTCTGATGGCCCAGGTTCAGTCTGGGGTTGTGCTAGCAGCTAACGCAGCAGTTGCGGCTGGGCGGTGCAGACAGATTGCATCCGGCGCGCTCTATACCGACGACCAGCATAATTACGACGTGCTCCATGACGCCAAGCTGGAGGTAGTAGAAGACCTGCTGGAGGAGCTTGCAGGCAACCCTGTCTTGGTCTGGTATGAGTTCAAAAGTGATTTAGAGAGACTGCAGGCTAAGTTCCCGGGCGCCGTGTTAACAGCTAAGTCGCCAATGAATATGGTGGACCGCTGGAACGTAGGTGAGTTCCCGATCATGTACGTCCACCATCAAAGCTCGGCACATGGGCTAAACCTACAGTTCGGTGGAAGCACTATGATTTACTTCACAGTGCCGTGGAGCTCAGAGGGCTACAGTCAAGGCATAGCCCGCCTCGCCCGCCAAGGCCAGAAGAGCCAAGTGGTAGTCCATAGAATCCTAGCGCGTGGTACCGTGGACGAGGCTATCATCAAAACACTCGAGCGCCGCTCGGGAGTACAGACGGATTTGCTTACCGCACTGCGCGAGCATTGGGACGCTAATAACGAAGCTTTGGGCAACTAACTGCGTTATAATGTACTTATACGATAATAACTGAGTCGGAGAACACCATGGAAGTACGAAGGAGTAGTGGCGGTAAGGTGGGGCTGGTAATCGGAGGCAACAAAGTAGTGAAGTTCATTATGATTGGCGGCTACGGACCAATGTTTGGGTCTATGCCTCGGCTGGAGTTTTACAAGGAGTTTAACAAAGAACTTGGCTATACGCCCTTGGACGCGGCTATATCGCTTATTAGAGCGTCGAAGCGGGCTTATAGGCATAATGGCGAGGTTATTGAGTATCTTTTCAAGGAGATTATTTTGAAGAATTTGCAAACTGGAACGCTAGCAGAACTTGTTTTGGCGTACAATAAGCTTGCTGTTGCGGCTGGGAAGAAACCTCGTAAAGCCTTTGACTCAAAGGCGTTAGCTCTCGAGGCTATTGAAGCGCTTGACGCAACGCTAGTTGAACCTACCCCCGAGCAGACTATTTCTGCTGAACAATCCAATAGGAGAAGCAAAATGAACACCGAAACACAATTTGATGAGAACGGCCAGGAAATCGTTAAAGAAGTAAAGTCACGTGGCAAAGGTATTGGCTCGCGCGCAATGGAGCTGTTGGTCGAAGGCAAGAGCACGGCCGAAGTCATCGCGATTGTCAAGGAAGAAATCGAAGGCGCTGAACCCACCCCGGCCACCATTGCTTGGTACAAGAACAAGTTGCGCCAAGAAGGCAAAATCCCGATGCCGGTGAAGAAAGACCCGTCTGAGAAAAAGGCTCGCAAGTCTAAAGCCAAGGCTGAAGCTACTGACGAAGGCCAAGCGGACGACGAAGGTAATAGCTAGCATTTACTAATAAACCCAGGACCTAGTTCTGGGTTTTAATGTGCTATAATATACATTTCTACGAGGATACACAAGATGGATAGCATTGCTAAAACCTTAGCAACTCGCCAATCAACGCATGGCACATTCAGTGAGTCAGCTAAGACGGTCCAGCGCATGAAGTGCCTTATGCGTGAGAGCCCAAATTGGAGCAAGCTAGGCGCCGCTCAGCGGGAGGGCCTTGAAATGATTGTGCATAAGTTGGGCCGTGTGTTGCACGGTGACCCCAAGCTGATTGACTCTATTAGAGACGTGATTGGGTATGCTACGTTAATTCAAGA